TAGAAGCTAAAGTGTAAGACCCAGCACTTACTGCTGTGTCTGCTAATTTAGCAGCCGATACTGCATCATCTGCAATCATATCTGTAGCTACTTGAACTTCTCCTACTGCTCCAGCAGAAGCTGCTCCAATTACTCTGTTAGCAGTTGTAGTGTCTTGAATTTTTGCATAAGTAACTGCATCATCTGCAATTTGTGCAGTTGCGATTGTTCCTGTAATATTAGCAGCAGCAACTGTGCCACCTAAAGTGTCTAATGAAATTTCGTTTAAATTTGTACCATCTGTATATGCAGCATAAATTTTTGCAGCATCTAATGTAAATCCAGTTCCTGAAGCAGTTTTAATTGTTAAATTAGTTGGTCCGCTAACAGCAGAACAATCAAATATATAAAATTTTTCTATTGTATCTGGAACAGTAACAGTCGATGCTCCAGTAAGTGAGCCAGTAAATTTAATGACCATATTTCTTGCAGTTGAAATAGTTTTATCAGTCATTGCAAGAGCAAGGTTTCCACCATCATTAAGTGCTAATGATTCAAAACCAGCTACTGCTTGTTGAATTAAGTTTAAGTTATTATTTGTATTATCTCCCCATGTACCAGCGTTTTCGCCAGTGACCATAAGTTCAAGTTTTAAATCTGTTGAATATGCTGATGTCATAAATTTTTATCTCCTAAATATTATAATTTTACCTTAATCAAGCTGCTAAATCAACCTCTGACCAAATATTATTTACTCCAGGATCAATTTCTTGCCACGAAGTAATACTAACTGTTCCAAGACTAGCTGTCAATTGTATACCAGTTACATCAATTCCAGCTGTCCCAGTAACAGTAACTGCTCCCATTTGTGGAGCTATTGATAAACCAGAAACACCTATCATTTGTCCAGGTATTTCTGAAGGAGTACCTAACGATGCAGTGATTTGTTGTCCAGTTACTGGTTCATTAGTTGATTGAATTAATGTAAAAGTACCCAAAGACATAGTTGCTTGAATACCAGTTACATCTACTGGTGTTTTTAAGCCCGCTATAGTATTACCGATTGATCCAGTTAATTGAGAACCAGTGACATCAACAGTTGCAAGTCCTTCTATAGTAGGAGTTGTTGTATTAATATCTAATTGATCTTCTGAAGCAAGTACAAATATATCTTGGTCAATTTGAATTGAGAATGATGGATTTGCATAAGTAGAGTTTATTTGTAAACCAGAAACTGAAACATCTACATCTGTAAATGCATTTGCAGCTGGGAAATTTATTGTAGAAGTTATTTCTTGTCCAACAGCAATAGCTGAATAAGCTCCACCCCAAGCTAAATTACCCCATGTTCTTCTACCCCAACCAATACCAGTTAATAAAGAATCATCGACTGTAGCAGATCCTATTGATGTAGCTGCTTGTAGATTTGTAGAAGTAAGTTCTACTCCAATACCAACTACTTCTTCTCCACCAGTAATTGCTATTTGTTGTCCAGTGACTGATTGAACTATTGATGTTCCGCCTAAAGCACTTGGTTCTCCAAATGCCATCTGTCCTAAATTAGTTACAGATACAGAAACATCAACAATTATATTTTCTTGAACTGTTCCTATAGATGAAGTTAGTTGTGATCCAACGGCAACTGGTTGAGAACCAGAAAGATCACCCCATTCATTTTCACTCCAAGTGTCTCCACCCCAACCAACTTGAAGTTCTCCATCAGCAACTATTGTTCCAATAGAAAAAGTTGCTGAAAGACTGGTGCTACTTAAGGATACATTTTGATCACCGAGTGTACCCCAGTTTTGGAAACCCCATGTTTGTGAACCCCAAGTAGCAGCCATATCATTTTATATCCTTAAGCTAATCTCAAAATAGCAGCAGAAGTTGTAAATGCAGGGAATTGAATAGTAAAAGTTCCCGATGTTGCAGTTTTATCACTTCCAAAATCTAACACAGCAACTGCATCAGTAGTATTTGAACCACCATCAGTAGTTGTGTTGTAAATCAAAGCTCCTCTTGCAGTAAGAGTTACTCCTACAAAAGATAGATCAGCAAAATCAGTAATAGCTATTGCTGAAGATACTTTAACACCTTGGTTAACTAAAGTTCCACCGCCTGCTGTGTATCCAGATGATGATACTTCATTTCCTGTTGTATAGTTTTCAGTTGAAGCACCTAAAGTTGCTTGTGATGTAAACATTGCTAATTTATATGTGTCCGATGATGTATCGAAATCGTGTTTTCCTTGAAGTAATTCTTTTTTAAAAGAATTACAAATTGCGTTTGTTGTTATTGCCATAATTATTCTCCTTAATATGTTGTGTTTGGAGTAGGTGATGGAATTTTAACTCTTGGAACTCCGTCATCGTACTCCCCTCGTCTTCTTCTACCCATTTGTTGTAGGGCAAAATTCTGTACCTCTTCATTGTACTTCTTTTCGTATAGATTGTACATATCCATAGGACCTTTTAAATATCTAAAGGCTTCTGTTAAAACACCATGTAATAGCATTGATTCTTGATAAGTAGAAATAAAAGTATTATTGCTTGATGTAAATTGTGGTGCATCTTTAATATAGTTGATTTGAACTGTTAATGCAGATGATGGAACAGGTGCAACTAAAATAGTAAAATCATCCCAATTAGCATAATATTTAGGAGTTCCTGTAGCTCCACTGCCGTTGTATTCAGAAATAAAACTAGTATCTCTTTTTTCTAAAAAAGTTCTATTATCAGAACCGTCTATTACTTGAACAGATCTTAAAACTAATGAATCTGCAGGAATTGTTACATATCTATTATTTGCTGTAAAGTTTGAAGTAGAATATTTTCTTAAATCATCGTAATCTACCTTACCCGCTATATCTAACTCAACAGATCTTATAAAATCTTGAATTATTGCATCTGATAATACATTGTTATCTACTTCTGTGTAATTTCTTACCTGTGTTAAAAAATTTGAATATGTAATAGCCATTATGTTATTGATACCTCCACTTTACCTAAAACTATATTAACACGTCTTCTTCTGTTTTGTAATGATGGATCTGCTGGAATCATAGCTGAAGTTCCTTGGTTATCAAATGCAAAATCACCAGGAAGAGTAAGATTAGCAACACCTACTGAAGCACCGCCTGAATCTGCTAAAACACCACTTCTATTTTTAGGTTGTTGAAATTTTTGTGGTCTTGTATTTTGTAAAGCAATTGCATCAGCTGTGGAATGTCTTCTTCTAATTTGAGGATGCTTTGGTTCAAACTCAGAATAATGAACTAAAGATCCGTTCCATTCTTTTACCATTTCAGTATATGGAAATGCCATTCCCGATCTATCTGATATTGCTTGACTTCTTTTACCTGTTGCCCATTTTGCCATAATTATATTCCATTAGGATAAAAAGATTGAGGAGTAATGTATGTTGAAGTTCTTTGACCATCTTCATCAAGAGCTCTTTTAAGCTCGTCTTCATAAACTAATTTATTTTGTTGTACAAGTTGTGGTGCTTTTTTCATAGCAATGTAATAAGCTAAACCCGCACACATACACGGTAAAAATCTGTAAGCAACATCGGCATCGTTTGTGTATGCACCAGCATCTTCAATTCTTTTTATCACATAATATTTTAATGTGTTGTAAGTATTTAAATTAGGAGCTTGGTATAAATAAATTTTAGGTGTAGTAAGCCTTTCCACATAATATTGTGAAGGTTGTCCTAATGCTAATTTATTAGGTAATGCTGCATATGCAGATCTATCAATTTTTGTTAAAGAAACATCCTGCGTGTTAATTCCATCTGCTGCTGCTGCAGTTGAAGATACAAAAGCTTCAAGCACATCATTAACATCAGCTGCAACTGAATACTCAGCTTGGCCACTTACCAAAGATGCTTCGTGTAGATCTACTTTCCATAAATGAATACCTCTGTTACCCCATTCAGCAAACAAAAGATCTAAACTTCTTCTAGCAGATCTTAGATCATATCCCGCATTTGTTGTTAAACCACATCTTTCATAACCCTCATCTATAATTTCATCGATATTTAAGTTAAATGATGTTGTCCCTGAAGTTGCCATTTAAATCCTTTTTACGGTTGTACAATTTCTTGGATTGTATCATTTTTTGACTAAATTTTGAAGACCTTAGGCTTTTTGCTACGTAATTTCGCGATGACACGTTGTTTTTTCTTTTTTTCATCTCTTGCACCTCTAAGTTTACCTTCAACTTGTTTTGATATCTGCCCACGTGATATTGCCATTATATTAAATCCCTAGCCTTTCCTATTATTGGTTTATCTTTAGTTTTTGGTATTTTATTTAAAATTCGTCCATACTTAGGCCACCCAAACTTACTAGGACTTTCGCCAACATATCTCCAACGAATAACTCCTGTGTTTGGATTTCTTTCGTATATTTTTCCTCTTGTAATAGCCATAATATTTAATTATTTATTTTATACCATCCAGCAATAACAAATCTAGTGTTAGAGATAACTTTTTTTACACCATGCTTATAGTAATTACCATCAAAGAATATAGACCTTTTTTTTAAAGGCTTAAATATTAAATCATTTTCATAGTAAGTATTACCACCTTCATAATTATCATTTAAATATGTAATAGAAGATAAACTTGTTTTACTACTTGCAGTATCAAGATGAAGATCTTGATAACTTCCTTTTGGCCATTTTACTATTTCATACCAATCAATCTTTGAATTATTAATACTAAGAGCTTGATTGTTAAGTTTATTTTTTAAAAAATTTAAACGATCATCTTGTTGATCAAGAGGTAGAGGAAAAACATCACGGAAAGTCTTTGCATAATGTTCATTATTTTTATAAAAATTAATTAAATAATTACACTCTTCATCAGTTAAAAAATTATCAACAATTTGAGTTATCATTTTATTTTTTAAACTAAATCTACCGCTTTTCCTATAATTGGTAAATATTTTGTTTTTTTAGAATCTTGGTCTCTGTATGCTCTCATGTATTGACCTCTTGGTTGAAAAGGCACCCAACTTGCATGTATCCATCCGCTGTTAGGTTCGCCAGGCGTGTAGTATTCGAGGATCAATTGATCTGTCCCACAGTTCATTTTTACCCAATCAGCAACTTCTGCATTGTCTACTCCTAAAACTTCAAAATCACAAGCCTCAGCTTTTGAGTGCTGACTGGTCAAACTTGATCCTATAGCAACACATAACTCAGGTGAACGAAACCCACTGGTCACCTTGACTCTACCAAAATGATCACGGACTGGTTGTAATACATTTTCACATAGTGCTTTTAATTTTTCTACTTGATCAGAATTAGGATTATTATCAATTCCCTTACGTATTGCTGTATCTGATTTAATTAATTCTTGAAGTGTAAAATTACGACTTAGATTCATAAAAACTCCTATTCTAATATTAACTTTTTTATAGAGAAAGATCCATCTATATTTGTCTCAAGTTCTGCAGAACCAGTATAACATTTATAAGATACACTTTCTGAATATTGTCTTTCCGCCTGACGCTTACCACGTAAACACATAGCCATCGATTCTTGAATACGTGCCTCATTAATACTTCCATTAACAAACATAAGCAAAGCTACCACAGACTCTATCATAATATTTTACCTTTGTTGGTTCCTTGCTTGATAACATATTTTTGTGTACCATTTTTGCCAGTTTCAACTTCCTTTTTTAAATTTTTTATAAAGCTCATTTGTTTAGCTTTCTTTTCCATGTCTTCCATGTATTGTATAATTTTTCTAGTTACTCGTTCCATTTTTATATACTATCTCTCTGTTGGCATCTTTTAATTCTTCTACATCTACTAATAATTTATTAATCTGACCTTCCATAAATTCTATTTTTAATTTATTACTCATATTCATTTCAATATTTTGTTGTAGTTTTTCTACCTGTTTATATAGATCTTCTATTAACATGTACTGCTCAGAATCAGCGGGCAATGAACCTAATTGTCCACGTGGCCATTTTATTCTAAAGTCTGTGTTCTCTGTTAAATCTTTCTCCATTAACTGAAGTCTAGTGTCAGCTATATTTAGACGTTCTACAATCTGAAAGTAACCCATGGTGCCAAGTGCTACGATAATTATTAATGAAACTACCGTCTTCATAGGCATTTGCACAGCTGCTTCTTCTCCGATATGTAATGGTTTATTGCTCATTTATTTTAGGTTTTGGTAATGGTAGTATAAAGTCTTTTGGTGGTATTTTCAACTTACTCTTCTTTGATTTTATGAACTTATCTCCCATTAAATTGATTTCTGGGTTTTCTTTTTTGTAGTTATCTTTCATATCATCCCAGGCACTTTTAGAATTCTCTGGTCTACCTCTATCAACTGCAGGAGTTACACCACTACATTTTGATACCAATAAAGCAAAGTTTTCATTTTGTGCAAGACTAGGATTAGCATTAACTCTACCACACATCTTCATTAATTCTAATTGTTGTTTTAAATTTGCATTTTCTTTTTGTGTCTTACAGTCTGTGCCTAAATATTTTCTGTAAGTAAATCTTAAATATTGTTGTTCGTTTGTACTATTATCACTGT